CAACACCAAGCAGGATCCAATGCCAAAGACTAAGGCAGGCATGATGAGTGCTGCTGTTGGCAAAATGCAAGGTATGTCAAAAGAAAAACTTTCTGGTGTTCTAGCTACACTTACAGCTGGTACAGAGGCAGAAGCTTTTGATGGTGACACAATTGCAGAAACTGCTATTGATCTCGATTATAAAGCAGACTTTTCAGAAGACCTGAATGCATTGGTCAATGAAGAAGCTACTTTGTCTGAAGAGTTCAAGGAGAAAGCCGAAGTAATTTTTGAAGCAGCTATTAAGTCTAAGCTCGCCGAAGAAATTGATCGTCTTGAAGAAAAATACAACGAAGAATTGGCGGAAGAAGTTGCTACTACTAAAGCTGATCTAGTTGAAAAAGTCGATAGCTATCTTAACTACGTAGTTGAGAATTGGATGGAAGAAAATAAACTTGCCGTCCAGACCGGTCTTAGAACTGAAATCGCCGAGAAGTTCATGAACAGCTTGAAAGATCTGTTTACTGAGTCTTATATCGAGGTTCCAGAAGCTAAGGTTGACCTAGTTGACGAACTAGCAGAAAATGTTGAAGAGTTGGAAACAGCCCTCAATGAAACAACTGCTAAAAACATCTCAATGGCAGAAGAGCTTGAGCAGTATAAGCGTGATGCGATTATTCGCGAGCACTCAACTGGTCTAGCAGAAACTCAAATTGAGAAACTAAAAGGTTTGGTTGAAGACTTTGATTTTGATACAGAAGAAGCTTTCTCTGCGAAAGTTGCTACTGTTAAAGAATCTTACTTCACCAAAAAAGTAACTGAGTCCGCTGATATCGAAGAAGATGAAAATGGCGATGACATCGTGGAAGCTTCTCCGATGATGGCTCAGTATCTCTCAGCAATCCAAAAAACAAATCAAAAATAATTGGAGTCCAAAATGGAAGTATCTTACGATAAATTGATTGAAAAATGGGCACCGGTACTGAACGAAGAGTCAGCGGGCACCATTCAAGATCATCACAGAAAAGCAGTAACAGCTGCTATCCTCGAAAACCAGGAAAAAGCTTTCCGCGAAGAAGCTGGTCAGTCCGGCATGATCAACGAAGCTGCTCCTACAAACAACACTGGTAACGTAGCTAACTGGAACCCAGTATTGATTGCTCTCGTACGTCGTGCAATGCCTAACCTTATGGCATATGACATGTGCGGTGTTCAGCCAATGTCAGGTCCAACTGGTTTGATCTTCGCAATGAAGTCAACCTACGAAACAACTCGTGCTGGTGCAACTGCAGGTGACGAAGCTCTTGCAATTAATGAGCCAGTCTCTGGTTACTCTGGCGATTCAGCTGCAACTCAGGCACAAGATCCTTCAGGTCTTTCTGGCTTGACTGATGCCAATGCTGACTCAACCATCGACAATGAGCGTACAGGTCCAGACTTTGGTGGAGCAATGCCTTTGGCAGACGCTGAAGCACTTGGTTCTGTCGGTGGATCAGACTTTGCTGAAATGGGCTTCACCATTGAGAAAGCTACAGTCACAGCGAAAAGCCGTGCACTGAAAGCAGAATACTCATTGGAACTGGCTCAGGATCTTAAAGCTATTCATGGCTTGGATGCTGAAACAGAGTTGGCTAACATTCTCTCAACTGAGATCATGGCTGAAATCAACCGTGAAGTTATCCGTACTGTTAACAGCCAAGCTAAGACTGGTGCAACAACTTCAAACACAGCAATTAACGGTATCTTTGATCTTTCAACAGATGCAGATGGTCGTTGGTCAGTTGAGAAGTTTAAAGGTCTGATCGTTCAAATCGAGCGTGAAGCAAACATCATTGCTAAAGAAACTCGTCGTGGTAAGGGTAACTTCATCATCTGTTCATCAGATGTTGCTTCTGTCCTTTCTGCTTCAGGTATGCTTGACTATGCTCCTGCAATGTCAACTACTCTTAGCGTAGACGATACTGGTAACACCTTCGCCGGTGTACTAAACGGCCGTACTCGTGTGTACATTGACCCATATGCAACAGCCGATTATGTCACTGTTGGTTATAAGGGTACAAACCCATACGATGCAGGTGTATTCTATTGCCCATACGTACCACTCACAATGGTTCGTGCAGTTGGTGAAGATACATTCCAGCCTAAGATTGGATTTAAGACTCGCTACGGCATGGTATCTAACCCATTCGTCGGTAATGCAAGTGGTCGCGATGGTTTGGCTGCTAGCAAAACCAACCAGTACTACCGTATCTTCCGCGTGGACAACATCCTCGCCTAATAAGAAGAAACTAAAATATAGACTGGGAGGGGTTCGCCCCTCCCTTTTTTAATGTCAAAACTGTATAAATAGAAGTATGGCAACACTAACAGAAAATTTTAATTACTTACAACCCACAAGTTTTAAGTTAGTTATTGATAGGAAGAATTATCCTAATTTGGAATTCTTTTGTCAAAGTATTACCCATCCTGGAATGATTTTGAATCCAGTTGAATTAGGTATACCTCGACTAGCAGGATTGCCGATTGCAGGTGAATCGCTTACATTTAATGAATTATCTACAAATATTCTAGTCGATGAAAATATGAATGGCTATGAAGAAATGTATAATTGGATTCTTAGATTAGTAAATACAAATATGGGTGGCAATAGATATCCAGGAGTTTCTACCGGTGGTAGTATCCCTTCCTACGCAGATATCACATTATCAATTCTTTCAAGTCACAATAATCAAACAAAACAAGTTAGATATATAGATTGTGTACCTACTGCTCTTGGTGATATTCAATTTGAGTCAACCGCAGATGGACAAACCTTTATAACATTCGCAGCAACATTTAGATTTAATTACTTTAAGTTGGTATAAATGGCAACAAAGTCAAGATTATTTGCAGGATTAGTAAAATCAATAGGCGGCGCGGCAAGGGTAAAAACCGGCGCCGTTGAAAACATGACAACTTCTACCATCACATTAGTTGATTCTGCTGAAGTAGCAATAGACACATTTGATGGTACTGAAATTAGGTCAATGAAATATTTAGTTACTGCTCAAAAGCAAGATAACACTGCCCACCAATCTACAGAAATTTTACTTACGCATGACGGAGACACCGCAACATTAACTTCTTACGGTACTATACTTCACTCAGATAACAATCAGACGTTAGCATTTTATGATGCTAGGATTGATAGCAATGATACTGTGTCCCTACTAGCTGATCCGCAAGGATTGGGAAATTTAAAATTTTCAGTATTAAAGACGTCCGTTAAAGTATTATAAATACAGGTATAAGAGGATAAAATGGCAAAGACAGCATTTAGAGTAGAAGATGGATTAGTACCAGGTCATGTGAATTCAGATCTAGGTCATGATACTGCACGTTTTAGGCATCAATATATGTCTGGTAATGTTGACGTCGAAGGAAACTTGCAAGTCGACGGAGCTATTCAGGTAAATGGTGTTGCTAATATACCGAACCTCTCAGGCGGTGGCGGTGGCGGTGGCGGAATCAGTCAAGCACAATCAATCGCATTTGCAATAGCTTTAGGATAAAAAAATGGCCAAGAAACTTTTAGCAACTAATTATGACTTTGATATCGATAACGACCAAATTACAATATCAGGTTTTTATCGTCAAGAGCAATTCTTACTTATTACTGATGTAAGTAATGGCAATATCATTTATAATTTTGCTGATGCCACTAAAGGTGCTACTGGCGTATCCTTTGACGAAAACACTGAGAAAACAACTATTACACTCGAAACTGACTTGAGTGCCTTTGGCGTTGATTCAACTTCTAAATTGCAAATTTTAGTAGATCATCCTGAAGTTGAAATGGAAGTTTCTGATGCACTGTTAGATCCTGTGCATAAAATTAGAGTATCTAATCCCCAAAACCTAATTGATACTGACTTTGAATATGGTCTTCAGCCTACTAAATGGGAAACACTTGAACTTTCGAATAACGTTCCGTCTTTCTATGTTGGAGATGGGGATATCCCCCTTTCAATTGTTGATAAAGTAGAAGCAGTTGAAGGTTCTGATAATATTACTGTCACATGTACTGATGAACATGGACTCGTAATTGGTACTCCTATTGACATTAGTGGACTAGATTTTAGAACTGCTGAAGGTAAGTTTCTTATTTCTGCCGTAACATCTACCACGTTTGTGTACAAAGCAAATGCAGTTTCTACAGTATCTGGTGAAATTGGTAGTATTTACACTTCTATAACCCCCGGTTCATTTTATGCCGGTTCTCAGATTAATTATAATACAGAT